AGAAAGAAGGTATAGAACTTGGTAAAGTTTATACTGATAAAACTATGCCACCTTTCAAAGTAAATGAAAAAGCTTCTTATAAACCTTATAAACAAATAGGAACAAATAAAAATGATGGATACATCTTACATGGTAAAGATATTCCAATTGAAGAAGCTAAAGGTAAATGGGCAGTTATTAATGCGAATGATGTCTTGAATATCTTTCCAGAAAAAGTTGTTGATTCCCAAAAAGAAGCTGAAAAGATTGCTAAACAAATGAAACAAAAAGATAGATATGGTAGGTATCAAGCTGTTTCTGTTAAAAGATGGAATCAAGCAGGTAAAGGTAAAAAAATTAAAGAAGATAAAAATCCTTGTTGGAAAGGATACAAACAAGTAGGAATGAAAGAAAAGGATGGTAGACAAGTACCAAATTGTGTTCCAGTAGAAGAACTTTCAGAAATGAAAGTAAATAAAGGTAAAGTTGATAAGACATATAAAAGTGTATTAAATCATATGAGA